TCGGAGCAGTAAGAGGTCGAGAAAATGGTCAAACTTTAGAAATACAAAAAGAAGACCATACAAACACGATTACCTCCGTTCAAAAAGATAATTATGTCATTGGAGACTATCGAAATGATGAAGGTTATAGGGTAAGAAAAAAGGGAGATTCTCCTTGCTTGACTGCAAGTGGAAATTCACAAACAGACATATGCACTATGCCTCCAATTATTAACAAAACAAGAAGATTAACACCTATTGAATGTGAAAGACTTCAAGGGTTTCCAGATAATTGGACACAATACGGAACTCAAGGAATAATCTCAGATACTCAAAGGTATAAAATGTGCGGAAATGCAGTTACGGTAGATGTAGTTGAAGAAGTTGCTAAAAGAATAATAAACATTAAATAAAATTATGGTAGATAAAGATTGGGAATTAACTGGAAGCGTTTACTGGGGTGTTTTAATTGGCTTTAGAATTTACACGCATTGGGATAGAAAAGACTATGCTCTTTATTTCCCCTTTGTAAATTTTGCCTTAACAGTATGGAAATGATAAAAGAAAAAAGAGTTGTTACNACAGAAATGATGGTTGATTATTATTTTGATGTGCTTACTCACGCAAAAAAACAAACCCACAAAGAATATGCAATTGCAATGATTGCTTTTCATAATGGAAAAAAATACCCAGACAAAAAAATCACAGAAACTTTGATATAAATACAGCAAAAATTAAAAAATAACGTGAGGATAACGTGAGGATTATGGCAAACAATGAAAATTTAAAACCATTTGAAAATGGAAATAAAAGAGGCAAAGGCAGACCTAAAGGTTCTAAAAATAGAAGCACAGTTGCAAAAGAAATTTTAAACCTAATCTCTAAAGGTGTAAATCCTTTGACAAGGGAAGAGGAAGAAATGAGCCAAGAGCATTGGTTGTACTTATCCATGCTTAATAAATCTAGAAAAGGTGATGTNGCTGCTTCTAAGCTCATATTAGATTCAGCCTATGGACAAGCAAAGGAACAAATTGATCTTAACGCAGACGTCCCTAAAATGAGCTTAGACGAGTTCTTTAAATGGAAGGACTAGGTGTTTTCAAACAAATACAATTTAATAACTAGAAATGATTATCGTTATGCAATAATCACAGGAGGTCGAGGCTCTGGCAAGTCTTACTTTATAGGTTCTTACATCCTCGGTTTGATCTGTAAAGAAGAAGGCCACACAATTCTCTTCACACGCTACACACTACGTTCGGCTGGTGTCTCGATTATTCCTGAATTTAAAGAAAAAATAGATCTGTTGGGCCTCAATGATAGGTTTCACATTACCAGAGACGAAATCACTAATCTACAAAATGGGAGCAAGATACTTTTCAGAGGTATCAAAACATCCAGCGGTGATCAAACAGCAAATTTAAAATCACTTCAAGGTGTGACCACTTGGGTCATGGAAGAGGCCGAAGAAATAGATGAAGAATCATTTGACAAAATAGACCTATCCGTCAGAGACAAGGGCAGACAGAACAGAGTGATCCTAGTTCTTAACCCTACCACAAAAGAACATTTTATATATAAGCGTTTTTATCAAGATAGAGGTGTCCAAGCTGGAGCAAACTCACACAAGGGCAACTCGGTATATATGCACACAACATATCTGGATAACATCGAACACCTTTCCGATAGCTACATAAGGCAGATTGAAGAGATGAAACAAAGAAGGCCCCAGAGATTCAACGCTGTAATAAAAGGGAATTGGATCGACAAGGCTGAAGGTGTAATCTTTAACAATTGGAAACTCGGAAAGTTTAAGGAAGTATCCCCTGCTGTGTTTGGAGCAGATTTTGGATTTTCCAATGACGAAAATACACTTGTAAAAACTAGCATCGACAAAAACAATAAGATCATATATGTAGAGCTGTGCTTTTATCTTCCAGCATTAACAACATCCCAACTCAGAGAGCTTTACAAAAAACACGCTGGCGATTCTCTTATAGTCTCAGACTCAGCAGAGCCAAGGCTAATCCACGAACTCAGAACAACCTGCAACATTGTGCCAGCTATAAAAGGCCCGGGCAGCATTACTTATGGAATTGCTTTACTTCAGGATTACGATCTGGTAATCGATGACGGTCAAGGCAGCACACCGCTTATAAAAGAGTTAAACAATTACTCTTGGCTAGAGAAGAAATCACAAACACCGATAGACAAATTTAATCATGCAATTGATGCATTAAGGTACTCGGTTTCTTATCAACTAAAGAATCCAACAGCAGGAGAATATCATTTTATTTAGCAATTCCTAGACCCAATAAATATTTAAAAATCATATAGTATATATAACCAATTTGTAAATGAACACACAAAGCTTAAAAGTTCCAAATGATTTATCTGAAATCAGATTGTCAGATTATCAAAAGTTTGTAAAAATAGCAGAGAAGGATCAACAGACAGATTTCCTACATAAGAAAATGATTGAGATATTTTGTCACATTCCTTTGAATCAGGTTAGCACCTACTCATTTAATTCTGTTAAGAAAGTTATTGAGGTTTTAACAAATATGCTTGAGCAAAAACCAAAGCTTAAAACAACGCTTAAAATACATGACAAAGAATATGGATTTATTCCAAAGTTAGATGACATGAGTTTTGGGGAATATGCAGATTTAGATATACTGATTGCAGACTGGGAAACAATGGATCAGGCGATGGCGGTTTTATACAGGCCCATCACAAACAAGTTTAAAAACAAGTATTTGATTGAAGATTACGATTCAGACAAAACAGCTTACATGGGTAACATAACATTGGACTATGTCTTTGGGTCGCTTTTTTTTTTGAAAAATTTAAATCAAGAGTTGTCGAAACATATCCTGCACTATTCAGCAAAGATGAGCAACAAATTGACACGAGCTCAGAAGGATCACTTATTGAGCAATATGGATTCTGGTCATCCTTTTACGCAATTGCAAAAGGTGACTTATTAAAGTTTGATCAAGTGGCCAAGTTAAATGTCAACTCATGCTTTACATACTTGAGTTTTGAGAAGCAAAAAAACGAATTAGAATTAAAAAGGATTAAGAATGCTAGATAAGGAAAAAATGATCGATGACCTATATGATCGAAATCTCTTAAACGATGACGAAGAGATAATTCTTTCTGACGGTTTTGAAGAGGCCCTAATCGGACTAAGTGCTGGAGACAACAAGGTTGCCATTTACGACTTTTGGAAGGCTTTGGATTGTCTTTTAAAAGCAGATAAAACACTTGAGTTTAATGAAGCTTTAGAATGGCTTGAAGATTATGCCAATGAAAAGATCGAAAACATAGAAGAGCTAACCCCCATTTTTGTCAAGACATTATGAACACATACTTTGAAATCATTGATGACCTGCAAGAAATTGCAATTGCAGAGCCTTTTGTTAACACAGTTACACAAGGTGACATCACAGACGTAGATTTAAACAAGTCTACCATCTTTCCGCTTTGTCATTTGTCAGTTACAAACGCTTCCATTTCCTCAAATCTTGTGACTTTAGATGTGTCTGTGATCCTTATGGACATCATAGACTTCTCGAAGGATAACCCATCAAGTGACATCAGAGGAAACAACAACGAGATGGATACCCTAAACACCCAGCTAAATGTTGCAAGTAGATTACAGGCTACAATTTTAAGAAACTCAAACATCAGAGACACCTACCAGCTAGAAGGGCCATTTAGTTGTGAGCCATTTACTGAAAGGTTTGAAGCAAATTTAAGCGGTTGGTCAGTCACCTTCAGCATATCAATGAACAACTCAATGACTAGCTGCTAATGAATCCTAATGAAATGAAGTTTGTAAAACAGGGTTTAAACAAGTTCGCCAAGGCTGTAGTGCTTCAATCTAAGGGCAATTTAAGAGGAGGATCTGCTCTTGCAAAGTCTATCAAACAAAATATTAAAGTTTCAAAAAATAGTATTGAGCTTGATTTCTTAATGAAGGAATACGGCCTGTATCAAGACAAAGGAGTAAAGGGAGCTATAAATCCATACAAAGGAAAGGATGCAGCAAAGCCCTATGAAAAGGGAAAGAAATACAGGTTTGGAACAAAGACTGGTAAAAAAGGAGGATTAACAAAAGGCATCTTAAAATGGGTAAAAGCCAGAAGGTTTCAATTTAGAGAAAAAAAACAAAATGGAAAAAAAGGAACGTTCATGTCTTATAAAAACACAGCCTTTTTAATCACCAGATCAATCTGGAGCAAAGGAATAAAACCGAGCCTATTTTTTACTAAGCCATTTGAGAAAGAATTTAAAAAGCTACCAAAACAAATTGCTGAAGATTTTGCTTTAGACGTTAAAGCACTATTTAAGTTTTCAACTAAAAACATATCTAAATGAGTAAAATAAACGCTCGCTCGCCTTACTACTTAACCTACGTCACACCTTCAGTTCCAAGTCCTGAGTTTACTTGTACAATTGCCAACCTATCGGATTACACAGTTGACACAAATGGAACGGTGTCACTTCCTAATTTAGANTATGGATATATAGAATCNTTTACTAGCACAGCAGGGGATTTTGCTAATGACAANTTTGCAGCAGTAAGTAGCCAAACAGTTAGAACAGTAGTTTTTAAAATTGTGATACCTGACGGNTTCTCGAACTCAGGAACTGGGTATTTACTATGTTCAAAAAATGCAACTCAACAAGTTGGTGACTGCTCTGGTGGCCCAACTGCAAACGGAAGTATCCCTGCGCAATCCATGACAGCAGGAGGTGACACAGATACAGTAAATCTTGCTTCTTATTTTAACGCTGGATCAGTAGCTATTGCAGGATATAGAATTGTAAATCCTCACAAGTC